TATTTAAAGGTAATTACCCAAACCATGAAGGAGGTATATGGGTATATGGTGATTTCATGGGCAACAGGAGAGACCACCAATCAGGACAGAGTGATTATACTCTCATTATGAATGGAATGTCAAATTATCCATCATACATCACACTTAAAGTCCCAAGTAGGACAATAGCAATAAAAGATAGACTGAATGCTATGAATGTAGGTTTAAAGGATGAGTCAGGAGAACATCACATAGAAATAGACCCCTCTTGTGTTGAGTTAATACAAGATTGTGAAAGTGTCCTATTAGATGCAAGAGGTCAAATAAAGAAAAGCTATAAAAAACGTGATAGATATTTTTACAGAACACACTCTTCTGATGCTCTTGGGTATTTATTGGTTACAGAGAGACCTGTAACAAGTCTTATATCACCAATGTATAACCAAAGTATATCAGCCACAAAAATAAAAAGGCCAAGATATGTCTTCAATTCTGTGTAAAAAATGTCGTGGTGAGCTAAAAGGCCATGAAAAAGAAATTGGAGTATGCACTTTTTGCATTAAAAGAAAAATAACCCCTATGAAAATTAAAAAACCTGTGTATGGGAGTAGACATTATGACAGACCAGATATTTCAGATTAAAAGTGATAGAGATAGTGCTACTTTAGATATTGTGAATGAAGTAGCAGAATTTAAAAAAGAAGCAGAAAGTGCAAAACTGCATAGAAAAGTATTGGATAGAAGAAATATGGATGTCTATCAGAATAGACAAAATTATTCTGATAAACAGGCTGGTCAAAGTCAGGAATTTCTACCCAAAACAGATATGGCTGTTGAACAAACAGTTGCCTTTATTAGAAAAGCTCTAACCCTTGGTGAATGGTTCTCCATTGGTTATGAGGGTAAAAGACAGGAAATAACTGGTCAGGATATCCAAAAGTTTTTAAAGCATTACATAGAAGATATAATGCACATTCCGGAGTTACTTTATGATGCTATTAAAGTGGCTCTTTTAAAAAGCTTAGTTGTAATAAAAGTGTATGGTAATACAAATGTAACAAAAAGTTACAATGTTGATGAAATAGGTAATCTATTCTCAGTAGAAGAGGGTAAAGATGTGGTAGTAGCTGAATTGGTTGATACCAAGAATTACTATCCAGACCCTACTAATAAATGGCTATATGAGATACATTCTACAAGCAGAGATTTATATGAAGTTATTGACTTAGCAGAGCAAGGTTATTATGAATTAGATGCTATAGAGAATATCAAACAAGATTTTAAAAGAGAAGAGGATGAGTATAGGAAGGCTCTTGAGGCCGGTCAAGATGTGGCCAATCCCCCTGTTTTTCGTAAGAAAATTCAGATAGATGAGTTTTGGGGTTCTCTATTAACACCCGATGGTAGGATATCTAAAGGGCATAGAAACATTGTTGTAGCTATAGCAAATGAAAAGTATATAATTCGTAAACCTGCCCAAAATCCAAGATGGGATAGCGAAAGTCCTTTTATTGTTTCACCTCTTACCACAGTCCCTTTTTCTGTATGGCATAAGGCATTTTTTGACCATGTTGTATCTCTTAATCTTGCTTTAAACGAATTGTTTAATCTTATGCTTGATGGGGCTATAGGGTCGGTATGGGGTATAAAAGTCATAAATGATGATGCTCTTAAAGACCCCTCTGCTATTTCCAATGGTATAGCTCAGGGGGATACCCTTGCTATTAGGGCTGGTATACCTCCTGACCAAGTTTTAAAACAAATATCAACAGGTTCAATTCCTCCTGAAGCTCTTGCTATGTATAATATTCTTGAAAGGGAATATCAAGCAGGGTCATTACATGATGATATTCAGATGGGTATGCTACCAAAAAAACAGGTTAAAGCTACAGAAGTTATAGCAAGTGGTCGTAATTCCTCTATGTTTTTTGAGAGTATGCTGTCTACTATTGAAACCCGGATATTAGAACCCCTTATTGCTAAGATTTGGAATTCTTTTATACAGATTTCGAAGAATGTTGTGGTGGAAGATTTGACTCCATATATGACAGAGCAAGCGGCTCAAACTTTTGTTAGTATGCAGGTTGAAGAAAGATTTGCTGAGTTTGCGGCAAATACTAAAATAAAAGTTTTTGGTTTATCGGCCACACTAACTAAAGCACAGGAATTTCAGAAACTTATGGCTCTTCTACAGATTGTAGCAAGTAACCCTGTTCTTGGCCAAGAGTTCCTACAGAAGTATAGCCCCGGTAAAGTTCTTGACCAGTTAATCAAATCTTTGGGTATAGATATGGCCGCTATTGAGATAACAAAAGAAGAGAAAATGCAGAGACTTATGGAACAAATGCTGGGTGGAGGAACTCCCCCAATGCAAGCCAATCAAAACAATGACCAGAAGAAAGCAGGTAAAACTACGGCTCAATTAACTGGGAGTCCAAGTGTCCCAGCAGAAATAGCCAAAAATGTTCAAGGAAATATGGGGTTTTCGTCATAATGCCTACAGCACTGGAAAGCAAATTAAAAAGAGAAGCTAAGAAGAAATTTGGGTCAACTACCAGCAAAAAAGCAAGAGAGTATATTTATGGGACTCTTAGGAAAACTGGTTGGAAGCCAACAAAAAAGAAACACCATAAAAAAAGAACTTGACAAGATAATATTATCATGGTATAATATATATATTATAGTAAAGTAATTACATAAAGTAATTACGTTTACTTTTATATATATCATATAAAAAGTATTCTGTCAAGAGAAAAATCTCTTTCCATCATACTTTTTGCTAAAAACCATTTATTGATTGGATATATAAATCTCCCCCTTTTGATAAGGGGGGAGAATTAAAGAGAGGGGATAGTATAATATGACAAGTGACACAGCAAAAAGATGTGTTGATTGGCTAAAGTGGTATAACGAACATAAAAACGAAGCGATGAGTGTGAAGAATCGGTATATGTTTTTAACTAAGTGCATGGATGGAATTTTTGAACTTATGAGTCTTATTTTGCTTGATGTGCATGAGCATACAACACAAATTAGGAATGACCCCCGGTTGGTAATTCCATTCAAAGAATTAGTAAGAAAGGGTTGATATGTCTGATAATCTGTTTATTTTGAGAGGATTGCATAATCATTTGCATAAACTTGTGGAAAAAAGAAAGGAGGATATTTTATTTTCTGCAACACATAAGTTTTTATCTGGTAATATGACAGAAAGAGAAGCACTTATTGTAATAGCCTCATTAGCTGAATTGATTAGGCTTTTAGGGGAGTTAGAGACAGAGATAGCAGTTGTTAAAAGGGAGGAAAAAAAAGTTCTTGACAAATAGACTTAAATATGGTATAATAAGATATAAAGTAGAAACTTGCTCGGTTAATACAGTAAGGAGATACAATGGAAGGATTTGAAGAACCAGTTTTTGATGAGTCCGGTCAGGATGTAAATCCCCCGGTAAAAGAAAAAGAAGCTAACCCCGATAGTTCAGTCTCAGACGAGGGTCAGTTAGTGGATGTTGTTGTTATGGGACAATCAATAAAAGTTACTCCTGATGCGGCATTGGTGTTAGAGGAACGGGAGCGGGAATTTAACAGGAAACTCTCAGAGCATTCTCAAGAGCTTGGTGAATTAAGAAAGCTAAGGAATGAGAGAGCCAATCCTGATAAGTTCGAGACAAATCCCTCATCCTTGGATGATGAAGAATTGGAGGAATTGTGGTTTACGAGTCCTAAAAAAGCTGTTGCTATTCTAAAGCAGAATATGAAACAAGAGCTTAGTAGGACTAAGGAAGAAATTAAAAAAGACCTCAAGTTGGAACGTGCTGTAGAAGATAGAGAAAAAGTTTTTTGGAATAAATTCTATAGCAACAACTCTGATTTGAAGAGGGCTGATAAGGTTGTTAAGGCAATTCTTGCTGAGAAATGGGAGAGTTTGGCATCTATTCCAGATGAAGATGTCGCTCAGAAGACTCTTGCAGGTTATGTTAGGGCATACCTTGCTAAATTAGTTAGCACATCTGCTCCTTCTTTAAATGCGGAACCAACTGGGGAACCACCTGAACCTCAACATAAAAAAGAAGAACATGCGGCTACGTTATCAGAGCTTTTGAGGCGTAGAAGGCAGAGGCAGATGGGTGGTATTAAGCTTGCTTAGGAGGGTAAATTATGCAGTGGCAGTTTGATGCCCCTACAGGGACATATAAAAACCACGCTCTTTCTTCAAGACTTTATGAGGCGGCTTTACAGGACAGTAAATTCGCTGACCACGCCAGACCTATTGAGAGTTTTGGGAAGAAAAGTGGTGAAACGGTAACGATTACAAGGCTCCATTCTATTGCTGAGCCTACTTCCCCTTATTTGGCGGAAGGAGAGAGGATTCCAGAGGATTCCATCTCTCTTAGCACAACGTCTATTACCGTAAGAGAGATTGGTAGAGCCATTCCTTTTACGAGTCTTTTGGATGACTTGTCTGAATTTAACATAGAAAATGCAGTTCAGGGACAGTTGAAGAATCAGC